AGACGCACAGAAAGCAAGTCTACGCTCGCTGTTGAAGATGCTACACAAGAAGTACCCTACAGCGGTTATTCAGGGTCATAGGGATTTCTCTCCAGACTTGAATAAAGATGGAAAGATAACATCTAACGAATGGATGAAAGCTTGTCCGTGTTTTAATGCCAAAGAGGAGTATTCAAATTTGTAGATATGAAGAATAGGAATATTTTTACAATAATACTTATGATTAGCGCAATAGTTATTCTTTGCTATGCGCTAATCTATAAGCCTACAAAATCTCCTACATCTACTTACGATGTGGTAAGGGACACGGTTATCTATAACGACACAATACCTTATTATAGACCTATTCCCAAGGATAGTTTTATCGTAAGGTACAGAACGGATATCTTGCCTGTTGTGAGCAAAGTTTCTAAAGGATATGATAACAACGATAGTCTTTTGTCTCAATCTGTAGAACAAGTAGGAGGTGACAGTGCAGCGGTTGTTATTCCTATTACACAAAAGGTGTACGAAGATAGTACCTATAAAGCGTGGGTAAGTGGATATGAGCCTCAACTTGACAGTATATTTGTTTATCAGAAGACGCAAGTTATCAATAACTATATACGAGAAAAACCCAAACGTTGGGGTATAGGCTTGCAAATTGGCTATGGGTGTACTGGTAAAGAGCTGCATCCTTATATAGGAATAGGAGTTAATTATAACATATTCAGATGGTAGTATGAAGACGGTTGTTTTTAAAGTTGGCAAAAACGAAGTTTATCAAGAAGTTGCAAAGACCACCTCATACACAGGTGCAAAGATGGATAATGACGAAGATGCGTACGATCGTATCTTTACAACTGATGAGGACAGGACGATGCTCGAACGCTTCTGGAATGAGAGTAAGAATATGATTGCTGGTAGTCTAAAAAAGCTACTAAGTTCTGAGCGTGAAGAGAATGATGAATACATATTAGAACTTGAGGTTTCCAATTCCTTTGATGACAACCTTAAGGAAAGTATGCAGCGTAGTTTGTTCAGCTTCTTTGTTATGAATATAACAAGTAAATGGTATATATTCACAAATAAGAATGAAGCAGAAGGATATGCAACATCAGCGGCTACAGATATGGAAGATGTTATGCGTAAAGCCTATTACAAAAAGAAACCAGTACGTCCAACATACGATTAATAACATTAACAATAAACTATATGGCAGAAAACAAGAAAGACCTAACGGTCACCGAAGAAGTTAGAGAGCTTATATACGATGTTCAAAACAAAGCTTATCTGACAGGACAAGCAAGAGAAGCAGAAGGGAAGAAACCATATCAGGCAGCATCTAATATGCAAGCAAGTGATGATGATGAGAACAGTTATCAGATACGACGTTCCCTTGCAAATGCTTTCTCTTCCCTCAAGAGTCTTTTAGGGGAATATCTCTACGAAGATAGAAGTACGAGTAACAATCGTATGATTAGCGAAATTGATAATAATGGGCAATTGACTTTAGCTTTTAAGTTACCTTCAAATTACAATAACGCTTCTGCGGATAGCCTTGGCAATGGCATACACTCTTATTTGGTTGATATGACACTTGCTGATTGGTTTGCTATTACCAACAAAGAAGACGCAGAGGTGTATGCAGGTCATTCAACAGTTAGCCTTGAGAATGTAAAGCGTGCGCTATATAAGCGGAGTCGACCAACACGCCCAACCTATTAAGTAAAGACGCTTATGAATTGTTGTAAACAGTATGAATCAGAACAGCAAAAAAAAGTTGTAACGCTGACTTTCAAACGCAAGGAACTGCTATATGACGCCAGCAACTATTCTTTTGTTGAGGCTGATATTATGCCACAAGATACAGAACACGCCAAGCATCAAGTATTTGACATAGTTCAAGACGGCAATATAGATCGTGTTACCCGCATTCTTAACTTAGCCCATGCAGAATGCGTGGAATTACTATACCCATACGCAAAAGAAGAATTACCAGACACAGAAGAAGTGCTTGATGATGTCTTGAAAGAGCCAGATACATACACTATTAAACTTACGCTTCCTTATAACTTTTCAATGACTACTATTAAGATGTTAGAAGAGTACATACATGAGTTTCTTGTGTGTAGTGTCCTGTCAGATTGGTTGAGTATAACATTTCCACAAAGTGCAGAGCGTTGGGAAAGTAAATTGAGAGATACAAAAATAAAGATACGCACATCTCTTATGTCGAGAATGGGTAAAGTCAGGAGGAAGTTAAAACCATGGTAATAAACAAGGGCAGCGCTACATCACGTAGAACTGCCCTTTTGTTAAAAATCAATCTTAACCTATAAACTAAAAACCTAAACTATCTCGGCTGGTTGGTTAATCGCGGTGTGAATTGCACCGAGCAACCAGTAATTCCTTCATTATTTGAAAGATTAGCAAGTAGCACTATACGAATGTATTTATAAGGTGTTCCCCTAAACCCACGTAAGTAATGGTCTATAGATGACCATACAGGAACCCAGTTATATAAATCATTAGAGGCATAGAGAATAGACTTCACATGTCCTTTCTTAAACACGCCACGCTGTATGATGGTATCAACAGACTTATGAATGTCATAAGCATCAAGTTTTATTGGGCGTGACACAACAATACTTTTATAAACCTCGTCAGTCTCATCAGAGAAATTAACAAGGCTGCCATCATTAAGTACAGCAAGTGCATCAGGGTAGGAGTTTACATTGTCAGCAATATTGGATTGCATCATTCCCCATTGCTTTGACTTTAGTGAGAATATATAAGCATAATTGCAATTATATTCTTTGTTAGTGTTGTAAGCGATGATTCGTTGATGCTCATAGTCATATATCATTCGACAATCACGAGCAAAGTCCATGAAAGGTAATATCCTTAGAGTACCTTTCGACAAGTCTGCATGTTCTAAGATTTTATCAATCTTAGGTAACACAGTTATTGGTACAGCGTTCTCTCCATTGAGAACGTCAGAGATACACATTGCTTGTGAACCTTGCAAGAGCATAATACCTCTATCAGTTGTAAATAGAACAGCAGAATCAATTTGCGTGATACTTTTCGATGATAGACACACGTCACGTGTGATAGGCTGTTTGGCAGAGTAGCCCCCAGTAGAGTTTACCTCCAATGCCCATACGCCCTCATCTGTGAAAGCATAGAGAGGGAACTGCCCAAACTGTCCTTCGCTAAGAGCTTTTGCAGCTGTAGCAATTCCCAATATCCTACCTGTACCTATTGTGTTAATCCCAGTAACAGGGAAGAAGAAAGGATTATTTATTTCAGAGGTATATATCTTGTTAGGAACGTCTATAATGTTCTCAAGCTTTGTCGGAGGTTCGGTATGTGTTGTGTTTTGCTTTCTTATAAGTTCGTAATCGATGACACCATACGCACCATTAAGGAAGTCGTGTGGTTTAAGCTTCACTTCGTACGTATCAATACCTGCGTGTATACGCATCATTGTCGCATGAGTATTAGGATAAAAGACGTAACAACCCCATGAAGTTGGAGCAAAGTCACCATTAGTGTACATACTTGACACAAAAGGAGCGAGGTGTGAGCTAACATAGCTATTCACAATATATCTCTCACCACCTTCCTCTATCATAGTCTGTATAGATATGTCACGATAATCTAATGAACCAAAGTCCAAAAGGACTTTACCATCTTTTTTCAATTCCCAACTTGCTTCACTATTATTAGCATATGAGAACATGGAACCAGCCATAAACCCCTGAAACAACTCACGACGTATACCAGACAGGTTTATACGTCCATTATATGTCTGTGAGTATTTTGCTGTAATTCGGTCATGTGACAAGTAATCGTCTGTCATTGTTTCTCTTGTAGTCAGCGACTGAAGATACTCTTTGTTAACAACAATATCTTTGCGTTCACTTGTAGAGAGTTCGTTAATACTGATAGATTTAAGAAAATAGAAATTCTGTACATTCTCCAGCATCTCTCTATTCTTATCATCCGTATGCTCTGGTAGACTAATAGTTGTTTTTGGATATGTTGAATCCTTAGAGAAGAAAAGCGTATAAAGCTTGCTGTATTTCCACTCGACATAATATTTACCCAAAGGATTCTCACGTCCTCCAGGCGTACCACTTGTTAGGTCTGTTCCATTAACAGAGATAGGCAATAATGCTGTGTCTTCTGCTCTTTTTCTGACAGGTACGTTTATGAGACCTGCTCTTTCTATGGTCATTTCATCTGAAAATCTTGAGATATCCAGTGCGCCAATAAATTTAGTATCAAGATTATCCGTGTCTGCAAAAGATTTGCAGTTACCACTTTGGTCGTAGGTATATATTGGCTTAGATATAAATACATCAACAGACTTGATAATGTCTTTCCAATCATTCATTCGAAGATGTGAGTTTTCTCCGTCTGGTAGAAGCTGATAATCTATTCCTGCCGAAACAAGCATGATGTCACATTCAGCCTCTGTATATCCTTCTTTGCCACTTACTCTATTCCAGAAGACAACTGGAGCAGTCTTTGTGGATGGATTCATAAGTATTGGCGCAGAATGACACACTAAAGAGCCGTCATATAATCTTAAGGCATAACGAACAAAGAAGGGTAGGGCAAATCGTCCTTCCTTGATGGTCTGATCAGCAAGAAACTTGTTTACCTTCGCCATAATCTGTGAAGTAATTTTTTTCTGATTATCTTCTGTCCACACTTCATATAATCTACTTTCATCTATCCTTTCAAAGTTCACATTAAAGGTAGAGTGACTCTCATCAGAGAGAGAGTATACGCGAGGTTTACCTCTTAAACCGAAAGATAGTTGTAGATTTGGCACATGATTTCCAAGCATAACATATTGTCCCTGCTTCCATAGGAAATAGATAATATACTCTTCTGTAAAGAGTAGTAAGGTGTTTCCAATGGCGTTCACATGAGAAAGCGAACGATAGGCACCAAGAGAAACTGCCCTTTCAAAAAGTTTCTCATTAGCATTTAGAACATATAATTCAAATGTTTTGATATCCTGTATAATATAATTAGAAAAGGATATCGTTTTATGAATGTAGATAACTTTTTTATTCTCTCCAAGCTGGAGTAATAATTTAGGAGCCGACACAGGTTTTAACGCACCATCTTCTGGAACGAGGTTCAACAGCATTGCAGAGTCTCCATCTTGACAAGTATTGTCAGGTGGGACGGTCGATAGTCCGTTATACTTTATCTCTTTATTCATGTTTAGACGGCTTTTCAATCTGATAATATAGTTTGTTGTTAGTTTCTTTTACTGAGACCGACAACTTGCATTTGCTTTCAGCAGGTAAGTTGTAATCATAAAGGATACGTCCAACAGACGGATTGAGTGTTTCGAAACCTATACACTTGTACTTCTCGTTGTATTGTATATCACAAATCTGTGTAGGCTTCTCAATATTTGGATTAAGCATAAAAGCAAACAATCCACTGTCAGACACACGAAATACGAATACAACGGCTTTATCAGCCGTATCCGAATACTTACGGATATGGCTGAAAAGCTTCTTAGATAGTGTTACAGAATTGTCTGCAGGGTCTAAGATTACATATAACCTAAGCGACCAATACCAGTTCTGTATCTTTTTGAGAATATTCATCATTTTGCAAATATATTACACGTAAAGGTTATGTGCGGTTTATCTTTTAATACTCTTTGCGGGAGCGGAACGATATTGTTTCAATAAAGATGAAAGACCGTGTCGTCTCTAATCCGTCACGATGTTTATCTGCTTCTTCTTTGCTGGTGAATATGTACGAACAAATTTCTGTTTTGTCTGTTCCTTTTGTTGCTACTATGTTAGCATAATACTTGCGCCCAAATAGGAACGCAATCACTTCTTTTAATACTGTTGTTTGCATAATCTTATTTTTATTTATAATTAAACTTTGTGGTAGGGTTGCAAATCTTTTGCTTCTTCCTCCCACATATCACCCTCGTTCCCCTCGAAATCAAGGGAAACTGTTCCGTTGCTCAAGTCGGCAAGAGTTGAGTAAAGCCCAACGACTGTCATAGGGAATCCGTCTTCTTTATTGCAGACTTTATCGCCAATCTTTATATCTTTAATGTTCATGTCTTATTATCCCCTTTCAGTTCTGCGATTAGCGCATCGGCAAGTATTACAGAATACGTCGCAACATCTTTGAAACTTGGGTTCGGATTAACTCCTTCCGAAATAGGTGCTGTCAAAATGCTATTCATTGCGTTTTTTGCAATATCGTACCTGCGCTGCTCCCAGTCAATATCAGACCCCATGAAATCAATTTCACTCTTATGATAACTTTCTTGTTTATCCTCGCACCACCAATAATTTTCGTCAACGGCAGGGTTAGGGTGAGCTTTTAACTTTACATCTACTACCTCGCCCGTATATTTCACTTTTGCCTTCATATCTTATTCTCCTATTTCCTCGTGATACTTACACAATACTTCTTTCACACGCCTTGCGGCTTCTTCTGTTTGCTCTTGAGTGCGGAAGTAGTTGTATATTTCCCATAAGTAATCTACAGATGCAGGGGTACCCTTGCTGGCTATACTCTCGTCTTGATGTAGATTCAGGAAGTAGACTGTTTCTCCTTCTTTTGCTTTCCACCGATTCAATTCTACACACTTCTTTTCTGCGTTCCACAGCCATCCTTTCTCTTTCATCTTGTCAAATAGTTGACGTTTCTCTTCTTCGGTGGCAAAACGAGCGTTTGCAAGCCTACTCCTATAGAAGAACCACGTCCTGCGAATCTTTCCATCAGGATACAAACAGACGTGATGCCAACAGCGATCCTCAGTAGTATTAAAGAAAATGAAAGGGCATTCCACATCATCTATAACCACAACAAGCACATCCCCGTCCTTGAACTTCTGCGCTTGTTCTATTTCTACACTCTCACTCTTAACGATTGCCTTGCAACCCTCAGGAATGGTGATTGAATCACCGCATTTTAATTTAACTTTCATGTTTATTTTGTTTTATATATTTTCTCTATAGCTTTAAATATCTCAAACGCAACTTGTGGTACCCAAGCATTTCCTAACGCTTCAATGCTTTTACTTCGCCACTTTGCGAAAGAAATGGTAAGGTCAGCCATTCTAAAGGGTAGCCCATCATCTCTGTTACAAATAGGGGATTGAGTTGGGAAGCATCGGAAGTCGGGCTTGTCAATTCTGCAATTTTGTCGGTCAGATTGAATTTGTTCCTGTTTACCGAACAGTTCCCGCGCACTTCTTGCGCCTTTGGCGTGGGCAACAACTCCAAATTCAGAAATTCCGTCTTTCCGTCCTTGTTGCACACTTTCATTCCTTGCGTTTGCGGAGTTGGCAACATCTTGCTCGCCGCAAGGTCTTTCAATGTTGCGGAAAACACTTGCCCGTTTCGAAGCCTTGTCCCTTTTGTAAGTTTGGCTGCCCCTCCCTGCCCCTCCCTGGCAATCGGTGTCGGTATTAAGTCTTGCAACAATCCATACCCTGTCTCTTCTGTGGGGTGCTCCGACGGCACAAGCCGGAATAACAATCGGCTGGACTGAATATCCTGCATGCTCAAGGTCTTCACAGATGGCATCAATAGTGAATTGCTGTTCTGTTCTGTATATGTAATTCTCTTCGAATAAATCATCCGTGCATCCCACTTTAATCGTCTTGCCGGGCTGTACCATTGAGAGGATTCCATTAACGTTTTCACCAACAACCCAAGTGGGCTGAATTTGCCGTATCGCTCGTAACATTTCGCCCCAGAGATAGCGGTTATCTTCCGCTCCCTTTCGCTTACCTGCAACACTGAATGGTTGACAAGGGAATCCTCCTGTGAGAATGTCAATGCGCCCTCTCCATTCGGTGAAATCTGTTTTTGTAATGTCTTCATAAGAAATACTATTAGGAAACCAATACTCTAAAACTTTCCGTTGAAACTCTTGTATTTCACAATGAAACACATTAGTCCAGCCCATCCACGAGGCAGCGAGTTCTGCTCCACCAATACCCGAAAAGAGGCTTGCGTGAGTATGTTCCATACGCTAATCAACTAATTTTACTACAGCATCATACTCATTCCATGAATTAAGCATGGGCATTAGGATAATGCGTATGTCATCGTTTAAAACAAATTCATTAGCTGTTATATCAGGGTTATGTGTTAACTTAACAGAGGTTATTCCAAGAAAATCCAGTGCAAACTTTAGTTTACTAATAACCCTTGCCCTAAAGTAAGCGTTACCAATATTTATAACGGCATTTTCATCTGTAATCTGCTTTCCTGTCTTCTTGGTTCTTTCAGGTTCAATTTCTCCAGTACCATCACATACTGGGCAATCAGATTCATGTTCGTGTGTATGTCCGTGAATATCCATATACTCCCAAGTAACATAGCCACTTCCGTTGCAGTCTTCGCACTCAACTGAATCTTGTATAACGATTTCTTCCTCAATTTTAGGACACTCATCCAATGCTTGATTTACAGCCTCTAAAGTGATTTTCTTATTGCAAGGGCTCTCTAACTTTGGAAAAGCTAACTTCTTTTTTGGATATTCATTAGTAAGAACTTTTGGATTTATCCGAATAAGGACAACTCCATCAGAACTCCAAACCTCATTGTAATTCGTGTTGAAAAAAGGTTCAGTAAGTATCTCTTTTATGTGGGTTTTATCACAGAACTTATTTAGCAGTTCCGCTTCATTCTTTATCTTCATAGTTCTTCTATTTTAATCAATTAATTTAAACTCATACGCTACTACCCATGGGTTACTCTCCCACGTGCCTTTACCACTGATTTTATCAATTAAGTCTGCGTAGGCTCTTTGAGGAGAAGAGAAAAATTTAAGAATATTGTCATACATCTGTCTCACTTTATGTTTGATAGCGAAAAAGTAAGCATCCTCTCCAATAATTGATAATGATTCAATAAATATTATACCTTCCTTAAGGCAATCTTCGTCTGATATAGACTGCAAGCGTTCCACTTTTACATCGGTAATCTTGATATGGTGGGGCATCAAGTTAGCTTTCACGAACATTTTATTCGTCCAGCCTGCGCTTTCTGTCATAAAATTACCGTCTACCATCTCAAAGTCAGCATTAGGGTAAACTTCTTTGTAGCTTTGCGCAATTGCTACAACTTCACCAACTTCATAATGTGGTTTCCAGCTTCCTAATATGCCTCCATTTTCATCAACCAAATCCACGCATTGTGTACCTGCATTGTTAGTAAGCACATTGAAACTATACACTTCTTTACCATTGCAAGTTTTAGGCACTTTCAACAATCGCCTTGTCATTGTCTTTTTTCCACTAAGTACTGCCAGCGTGAGACAGTACTTGTCATTAAACATTATCTTCTTCATACGCTTTATTTTATAAGTTCTGGGTTGTCTATTACGTTGCCCAATACTTCTATGTCGCTTGCCCAATAGGTTAGACCTATGTAGCTACTTGCGCCAATCTGCTTTGCACAAAATCCATCATTACGCCACATTATTATATATTTAATATTTGGATCTCCAATAGAAATTATATCTCCCTCAAATATTTTAACCCCATTTTTATCTGTCAGTCCTGTATACTGCCCAAAGCTTTCAGGAAAGATAGCATCAAATGTAGGGGTCTTACTGCCTTCTCTATAGTAGGCAATAGCTATGTCATCATTTGCGTATGAATGGAAAAGGTCTCCGTAAACCCATTCTTTCTGAAAATTTATTCCTCTAAACAATATCTCTCTTTTCATAATCTTTCAATTCTTTTTCTATTGTTTCTATGTTCTTTTGTATGCTATTTGCAATCTCGTATTCCTCCTGCATAATAGCCAATGTCCTTGAATTTCTCATGTGCGCCAACAACGAAAGCAGGTGATATTTATATGTCGCTCGTTGATTAGCAAACAAATTGTCTATCCGCTTATTTATCTTTGTGTACTCATTAGGAACACATATTGTCATAAACACGAAAGTAAGAGAAATAAGAATAAACATTAATAGGTTTATAAAAAATATCATATTACCTCCTTGTGTTAATAGATTGCACCCTATGTGTTCCTGCTCTCGTGGTGTACTGATATTTTGTCACTCCGTTTGTATCTGTAAAATAGACATCCTCTCCACCATCGTGAAAACGATAGACCTTTACTCCGTTACACTCAAACAAGAACTGTACATTGTAATCTTTCAACCTTTGCTCGTATTCCAGCTTCCGTATCTGCTCCTTTGTCAGCTTCGGCTTAGGTGATTCTGGTTTCTTCCTAATCTCGTAGCCACAAGAGCTGACTACAAACGCTAACACTGATAATAAAATTAGTTTCTTCATATTACTTACTGAATAAAAAATGATACAAAATAACTGCGGTCGCAACTCCCCATCCACTAAACGCTATCATGTACAGAATAAACTTGAAGTATTGCAGCTTTGAAAATATATTGCTTATTTTGTTCCTGCACTTAATCACATCTCCGTAGTATTCCTTGAAGGTGTCTTTACATATCTTCGTAACCATTTGATTGACTCTTCGTCTGTCGTTTTCAGAAAGGAGAGGATTAAGACTATCTCGTTTGCATAATCCGTTCTCAAAGCAATAAGAATTTACATCAAAAGTTGTTCTACTGCCTTGATAAGCGTCTCCACTCTTTAACTTGATAGAGGTTTCAATGGTAATTTTGAAAACGCCACGTTCTTGGTAATACTTTTCTGCAAGCTCCTTTATCTCCTTATCGTTGAGCTTAGCCTTTTCAAATAGCTCATTATATTCAGGCTCTCTTAGCTGATAAATTCTTTCCGTCATATTATTTTTCTTCTTTTAACTCTTTGAATACTCCCAACTCACCTTCATATCCGTGCAATAAGCAGTGGAAATGCTTGCAGATAAGGCTTGTATTGCACATATCATCTTTATCCAAATCGCACTTGTCGCAATCGACTTCCTCGCTTGTTTCGAGAAAGATGTATTGCTTATTTTTTATTATTATTCCGTTCATAACTATTAGGTGTCGTTTTGTTAATTGTTTAACTTTTACGACTTAAAAAACTTAAATTGTTTGTTTCATTATTTATTAATTTCTATCTTTGCATCGCAAATTGTTCATGGGAGGCATCCTCCTTTCGGTGAGCTACCAAAAATCACCGTCCTCGTCTCGCAAAAAGAGATTAAGCCTGCAATCCTGTAAGTTGTGGGCTTTTTTGTTGCACTTTGGTAGAGTGCAACGAGCGCTCCAATACAGGTTGGACGCAAACAAGAAAGGAGGTGTTTTGAATGAGCAATTTGCAAGAAGACGGCTTGATTAGAATCTTTTGCCGTTACATCGTAAAGAATGGGAAGCGTATCTATCCTAAGAATAGTCAGTTTTTCTCTTTCTTGGTGAAACCAAAAGTAGGTTAAGCCAATCTTCGGGAGTGCTTACAGGGCACTCTTTTTTTCTCATAACCCCAATGCCTGTTTAATTCGTTTCTTATAGTCCTCGTTGGCTGCCCGCTTGGCATCTGAAAGTGAGATATAACGACTAATAAAATAGCCATTACTGAATAAATTAAATTTGTTATCAACAAATTCTACCCTGTAGAACCAGTCAAAAACTGTTACGGCAAGGTATGGTCCAGCTTTGTAAACTCTTTGCCATTTCAATTCTGGTACATTCTCTATTACACTCTCACGTCCAGCATTGAAAGCATCCTTGATGTCGTCAAAGGTGAAGCACCTATTATCTCCAATGATAGGACCACCTTTCCCGTTTACTCTGGCATACTCTTTCAAAGCGTACACCAGAGATAAATCTTCCTGTTTCATATTACACTTCCTCCCAACCACTTGGCACGAAATAGTCATTGTCTTGTTCCTCTGCGAGACCAATCAGATTGCATCCAATCTCAAATTGATTTACGGATATGCGTTCATCTTGCATCGCACGTGTTATTAAATCAGCGTGAAATATGTTATATTTCCGCTTCAAAATGTAGTTCACTTTTTCAATTTCTTTCTGTGTCATATTGATTTTGGTTTAGTTAATCTTTATAATTCTCCTCGAAGTGAACACATGTTCCAGTTTCTTCTCGATACTCAACAGGCACCCACCACAGCGGAGCGTCTGGAGGGTCAGGCAAGTATCTCTTGCAATGGTTACGGAGTTTACAAGCTACACCAAAACAATAGGCGTAATCATTTTTAATTTCGTTGTTTATAAGTTTTTAGTTTCTAAATGATTTTTCGTTTCCAAAATTTATAATATGTGCCATCTCTCTTAATCTATCTGCAAAGCGTTCATCATAATAACCTGAGATTTCGTTAGCTGAGAGGTTTGATGTTGAGATAGTGTAGAACTGTTCTTGATATCGATACATCATAATATCTGTAACAGCAGTGATGATATCTCCGTAGTTCATACTCTCACGTGGTTCTGCCCCAAGGTCATCAATACATAGGACCTCTACATTTCGTAAGAACTTGTATTCCCCCACAGCTTGACTATTTTCCTTTGTCGGGTTATTATATGCCTTTGCAAGTAGCACTAACTCTTTTGCAGTGATGATTCTAAAGCCTGTGTAGGGGAGTTCGTGCATTTTGCTTTCAGGTGTATATGTACTATCAGAGTGAACATAAGCATATAAGGCTTTAAGTGCATACACCATAGTCGTTTTCCCATTACCTTTATTTCCAGACAAGAATAAGCCAAATTTACTATCGTTTGACACCAGCCATTGTGAGATTTCCCATATATGCTGTTTGTACCCATCAGTTGCATTGAACGTTCTCATACGTGCAGTAACCTCGGCTCTACATGATGCATATAACATGGTATAGACTTGTTCAGCTGTGTAAGGTAGCCTAAAACGTTTCGGAATACGTTTTCTTTGCATCAGCTTTGAGTATATTTCCTCTACGTCCAGCTTTACTGTCGGATCTAACTTTATCATTGCTTACTATTCTTAACCAGTTATTAAAATGTCTTTTTGCATCAGATAGGTCTTCATGTCTCATTTTCCCATCAGCGATACATTGTATTTTGAATTCATTAAGCTTGGTTCTTATTTCTTCAGCAGTCATGTGATGTAATGCTTGTAGATTATCAATCCAAACCTCAGCAGACTTTAATTCGTTTATCTCATCGTCCAGGTTGAGTGCTTCTGATGCAGGCTCCTTATTAATGATGTTTACTTTGCTTATATGAGTTATTACTTCTTCGGCATCTTTCTCAAGGCAACTAAACTCATTGACACTGGCACCACGCTTACAAGTTCTATTAATATTCACATACCTTTCTTGAATACCTTTGGAGGTAAGAATACTATTAGTTTCAAAAAGATTTTTATTGAATAGTCCAACTGTTAGACAGCAATTAATAACCTCTTGTATATACTGTTCATCGTAACCAGACAACTCTGAGATAACAAATGGCAGCTCTTCATCCCACTTTGTGTAATACCCATCACGGTAGATGATGCAGAGTAGGAGGGTATACACCGTTATAGCTTTACCACCTTGATAGCGTATTAGCTTTCTAATCTTGATGTCTTGAAAGAAATCAATATCGAAAGGGAAATATTCAAGACCTTGTTTTATAGCACGACCCATAATTATAAATAATACTTTAAGTAGTTATCGACTTCATTGATAAAGTCGTCAAGAGAGTGACAAACTACGTATTTATATTCTCCTTTATCCGTTACGATTCGTTCCCATTCTTTTTGTGAAGTACTTTGTCTTCCAGAAGCAGTCTTCATTTCAATAAGTAATGCGCCATAGAAACGATTAGGAGTAAGGAGTATTAAATCAGCAACTCCAGCGACAACGCCTTCTTCTTTTAGCTTAGCAGCGGTGCGTGCATCACGCTTTCCACCATTTGGTACTGCAAACAGCCTACCTTTTAAGCTTTGATGTTTGAGGTTGAACCACCGCACACAAGAACATTGTATGCGGTGTTCCTCATCAGAAGGACGCTTGCGCTTTGTAGCTACTTGCGCAGCTACTAATTCTTCAAGTGTCATAGGACTATTGGTTGTTATGCTCAAAAACATCAATGAACTGTGTCTCTGAAATAGAGATAACATCATAATCAATCAATGTCTTCTCCATGACTTCCTTAACATAGGCACGTGCTTTGTCAAGACTTGCAGCCTGAACAAGATAAGTTACAGGGGAACGTTTTTCCTTATCAGTCTTTTCATCTAATGTGATGAAAGCAAGTTTTGCCTTAAACCACTTGTCATCAGTATCGATGTCACTGAAGAATATCTCACTATAGGTAGCAAGCTTAATAGCCTTTACTCCAAACTCACCACTTACATAGTGTGACATTTCTTCGGTAATACACTTCTCAGCCTCAGAGAAACTTAAAGCCTCTACCACATACTGTTCTGTGACTTTTTTGTTCCGACCATCTTCCATGGTCTTATCATATCTGACTTTTGTTTCAAACCAAATGCTTGTTCTATTTCTCATACCTTAGTTTTTTGTCTTAAAACTATTGATTCATTTGTTTCTTAAGTTCTATGCTGAGCTTAAGCCTTGCAGTGGCACAAGCTGGAATAGGAACCTGTTTGCCATGCAGGTAAGATATTCTTTCCTTTGTTTTAACAACCTTAATGGTTGCAAAGCCACGAAGTGAAACACTCTCTCCCTTAATGAGTGACTTCTTAATAGACTTAAAAATAGCATCATAAGCTTTTGTAGCTTGTGAGCGTGTGAGGTTAGTTGTGGAAACAACCTCAGAAATGATTTCGTTCTTTGTCATTGTTTTAATTATTAAAAAGTGGGTTCTTATATCCAATAGGATGTTTACTTCACTTATCCTTACTCATAACTTCAGGGCAAGAGTATGCTATACGACCATGTAGTGTTTCAGCATAATCTCGCATGTGTTCCAATTGCTTAGATAGTTGTTCCCTTTCAAATGAATCCATCAAATCAGGAGTATATAAGGCACGTGTTGCTTTCGCAATACGCTCATTGAGTTCTGCAAGCTCAAACTTCATTCTGTCTACGTGTGTTTCTGTTAAGGCGTAACCTTTCTCAAAGACATCTTTAGGAGACCAACTTATATAGCCGTCTTCATATTCAATGAGGTAGCCCATCATATTATCGCAATCATCTTTATAGAACTTGCGTCCAAGCACTGTTTGCGCAGTAGATAAATCACAAGGTTCAGCTTTCACACTTTTGATACAAGTGTATTGTTTTGTTTCTTTAGATTTTTCCATCTTTCTACTTGTTTAATTTTGTTAGAGTTTCCTTACTTGGTTTGAAGCGTACTGACTTGTGTGCAGGAATGGTGATAGACTTTCCTGTCTTGATGTCGTTCACCTTACGTTCCGACTTATTAACGACTACGAAAGAGCCGAAGCCACGGAGTTGAATACTTTCGCCCTTGGCGAGTGTTTCAGTAATGACACGTAGTACACCGTCTACGGTCTTGAATGCTGTTGATAGCGTAACTTTTTCAGATACAGCTACCTCTTTTGCTAACATGTTCTTGTTCATGTCAATTTAGATTTGAGTTTTATTAATAACTTATTTATAGAATACCGCCTGCTTGAGGCTGATAGAGTTTTTATATTTGCATATAGTACATCTGCTTTTTCCAGCTCAAAGATGATGTTTTTAATATCTGTCTTGCAGAACTCATATTTTTTTGGTTTCTCCATTGTAACAGGGGTTAAGAAACATATCCGTAAGTTGGTCAAAATACATCTTATCCGTTGGAATATCATCTGTAGATGCCATTATCTGATTAGCTACAGACCGTTTATTCTGTATGATGTTATAGAGAGTATGGTCAATAGTTCCACGACCAATGAGATAATAGCATGTAACATTGTCTTTCTGTCCGATGCGATGCGCACGGTCTTCACATTGACAACAGTCAGAATAGGTCCAGGGAAACTCACAAAATGCCACGTTAGATGAGGCTGTAAGCGTAAGACCGACACCTGCAGCTTTGATAGAACAGATTATTAGCTGTGCTTGTCCTGATTGGAAGGCATCAACGGCAGCCTGTTTCATCATCATGCTATCACGACCTGTAACTGTAACCGCCTTTGGAAATGCCTTTTTCAATTCATCTACAATCTCATGCAGAGAGCAGAACAGAATAAGAGGCTTTCCATTTGCAAGAAACGTGCGGCAGAAATCGATAGCTTGTTTTACCTTGCCTTTGGCTGCTATCGAACGTAGCGCCATAAATTTAACAAGAGCTTCCATTCGCATTTTGCGAGCTACCTCATAATCAGTGCACTCTTTATATTCACGCAGATAAGTAGCAAGGTCCTCTGCTGCACAAGCATACTCCTCGCTATTGGATATATCCACATAGAGGTCGGTACGTGTCTTGTCTGGTAACTGTGTGAGCACCTTTGCTTTTTCTCTACGTATCATACAGCGAGAATATAGTTCAGAAGAAAGTTTGTCGAGGTTTTTTACCTCGTCTGGCTCCTGGCTTCTGTTCTCTCTGTTTAAGTCTCCACCGCCATATTCCTGTAAGAAGTGAGTGCGTCCTCCGAACTCTGGTAACCTGCCCATGATAGACAATTGTGCGATGAGGTCAGCTGGACGATTGACAACAGGAGTACCAGATAGCAAGATGCGATAAAGCTTACCCTCTGCTATGCCTCGTGTGAAGATAGTCTGTTGAGCTGATGGGTCTTTAACCCTGTGGCTTTCGTCAATGATGATAGAGCGAAAGATTTTTATTGCAGGGTTGAATACAACATCTTTCAGTCGAAATGAGCCTTTTTGTTTGATGTCCCAGACAAAGTATTTGCGCAGACTCTCGTAGTTACAAATGGCTACATGATGCATTCTCATCTTAAGGATATATGGCCACGTTGTCTGTACAGCATTTTCAAGCACAAGTGCTTTCTTGTCAGTGAACTTCTCGAACTCACGCTGCCAGTTAATCTTAAGTGATGATGGACAGACAACAAGGCATGGATAAGCATTTGCTGTATCAACAATGCCGATGCTTTGTAAAGTCTTACCTAATCCAGGCTCATCCCCGATTAAGAGACGTTTCATTTCCATTCCAGCTAAGATACCCTCACGCTGGTATGGATAAGGTTCTATTTTGAGATTATGTTTCAGTTCTTTCATAATGAATAACACCAGTATTTGTATGCTAAATCCTCATACTTTTCTCTTCCACGGCTGTAGACATCGTCGCCACGTTTTATAAACTTCTTAAATACTCTGTTGTTCTGCTTTGATATTGCGTATATGAAATCATTATCACTGTGTGCGATGTCCATGTACCAAGCACGGCTACGGTCCCAATCGAAGAAGTCTATAGCATCGTTGAACTCTGCATCTGTAGCTGCTGCTGTTGTTTTAAGGTCTCCTCCGAAGTTAGCAGCCTGCAACCACCAGTCCCACTTGCATCGAGTGTCAAGAGTGAAACAGAAACCTCCGTTATCAAATTCTTGCCCCTTGTTCACCATGAAACGTTGCGTGTCCGCTATCTCTAAGACCTTTGCGAGAAATGGGTCGTGTCGTGCTTCTGCACGTAAGGCACGTTGCATTTCACGTGCATGTAGCCATATTTCTTCATCTACAGGCTCACCATCTACCAGTTTGTTGATGAAATCAACTCTTGTGGGTTCTGTAATTAAGGCATCTACTATGCTACCGAAGTAGAAAGCTGCCTCACGGTCGCCATATTGAGGTCGTGGGTAGAGCTGTTCTTTAAGTGCAGTGAGGTCAGAGTTGGAGACCTCACTACGGTTATAGTATTCATCTGGATTATGAGTTGTCATGGTTATTTTGCTTTTACTTCATCCTCATACCTAACATGTGGCGAATTGATGAATTCTGCATTAGCCTTATCGTTTGCATATTTCTCAACAGCTGTAATCTGTTTCTTGAACATTTTCGTCAAGTCCTCTACACTCATATACATACCGTCCTTACTCCACCAGAATGAAACAATATTGATGATACCCTCTGCATCAAGAGCAACTATCTTTTTCTTTACAGAGGTCTTAGGAGTATAAGCAGGAGTAGAGACGGAGGCAGAATCGAAAAGATTACCTACTTCCTGTGCTTGCGACTGAATCTCCTTTGCAGCCTTAGCTTCATCTTCTTTACGCTTACGCTCTGCTTCAAGTCGTGCAGCCTCAGCAGCTTCTTTTGCCGCAAGTTCCTGTTTCATGCGTTCTTGTTCCTCTGCATTGGCTTTTGCCATGCGCTCGAGTTCGGCATGCTTAGAATTTAGTGCATCTACGATAGTATCTTTATAGTCACCAATCTCTGCAGTGTATTGTTCGTTGAACTGTGCAAGCAAGCTTGATTGAACACTTGCACGAATTTTAGCAGCCTCATCTGTTGATAATATCTGTGGAATAAGAACAGAGAGTGTAAGATGGTTGAACAAATCAGCAGGCATTGCTGTAGGATAGTCAACAATCTTCACGGACTGTGTATCGAAGTTCTCAAGTGTAAGTGATGTGTTGAGTGTAGTTAGTTCATTGATACGTTGCGTGATGTACCTGCTAAACAACTGTCTGAAATCATCTTCTACATCTGTTTCATATTTTGTGAGTGCCTGCTGCTTTTGCAGTTTCATAGCCTCTTCACGTCTACGCTTTTCTTCTTCCTCACGTTTCTTTGCTGCGAACTGATTACGAAAAGCCTGTATTTGATTAGGTACGTTTCCTGCCTTGGTTGGGTCGATAGAGTTTTCCATACCTGTAAACTCGGTACGTATCTGGTCAAACATCTTCGTGATTGGTGAACGCTGCTCATTCATGAGCTTAACCGTCTTGCGTGATTTCTCAAGATAGGCTGCACAACGCTGGTCGAGTTCATCACTCATACCTTTCTCCTTTATTTCGGATAGCAGTTGAGCACCAGCATTAGTGCAACGCACTGAACGCTGTTGGTTTTCATTGTAAATCTTTGGCGCATCTTGTGCTATCATCTGCACATTCTCTGGGCGCACGATACTTAATTCTGTACTCATAGTTACTTATATTTTGCGATTAGAAAACATCATCATTAGCAGCACCTTCTGTGCTTGCTGTCTCAGTAGGATTTACGACAACACCATCAGAAGTATCTGCAGCAGGTCCGAAATTCTCTTCGGTCTGGATAACCTCGCCTGTAGTGGTGTCCACAACCTCACCAACTCCGTAGATGTCATCATTAATTTCTACATCCTCAGTTTGCTGAGACTCCAATTGAGTACCACGACCGATACGAGCCTTTGGATAAGTCTTGAAAGCGTGCTTGATGAGCTTCGCAACAAGGAAGCCTTTGTCAATTTGACCACCATCAGCGACATACAAGTCATTTGGCTTGCCGTTCACATACGAATGGGCATTGTTATCCCATTTGCGATTCTGCTTTTCGCTGTATCCTTGAAGTCGTTTCCAATCTTCTGGAAGCAAAACAGCATAATCGGTAGAGCCGTCATTGCGTGTAATCTTCATGAAAGCTGCTACAATCTCGTTGGATGTGTGAGGCAGGCGACATGTGTAGTTTACGAACTTGTTGCCATTTTGTTCTCCGAACTCGAAGCCATCCTCCTTATATACAATAACGGGGTTGTCTGCATGGCGTATCTGTCCACAGCGAGCACGGAGGACAAGTTCACCATAGCCTGATACTGTGAGTACGCACTGTGTTACGTACACATTCTTCCCATCCTGTCCCTTACCAATATTAACAGAGCGGGAAAGTAGGTATGCTTGTGCTCGTACTCCTGGCTCAACACTTAAGCCTGATATAGCAACATCAAGAAATGACGTGAATATGGAGAATTTACTACACTTGGTACGTAGGTCTTCCTTTTCGCAAATTAAGCTATTGAAAAATCTGCTTTCTCTTTCGTAGGCAGCATCACCACTGACACCTGTGGTGTTTGCCCACATTGTGTCATAGATTTGTACGAATTTCTCTCGTACTCTTTCGTCTGTAATAATCTCTGTACTTTTCAGAGCGTTGATTTCTTCGACTGTAAGATTGATTTTGCTCATAATAATTGTATTTTTATTTGTTTGATTTGAAGAATTCTGAAAATTTCTTGCCTCCATACTCTTTTTCCGTAAGAGCAATTATTTCCTGTACTGTGTATTTATCTTTATGTGGTTTTGGAAGTCTATTCTCTATGAAATCTCTTGTACCAGCTGCGCACGCTCCTGTGATTGTCCTATATGCAGCAATAGCCTCTTCATAAGTAATCGTGTCATTTAAGGACATGTTCCTGTATACCGAGGTGTCTCGGTCGTTGATTTTAAAGATAAGGTCAGCACGTGCTTCTTGGAGTGTACGACCGTGTGCCCAGTGATTCTCACTATCTGTGACAAGATATAGTTATTCGCTACTATTAAGTTTGTGAACTCGATATACATTCCCATGATGTGAGTCAACAGCTGTAAACATATCATCAACCTTAATATAGCTTCTATCATTCCATTCCCAGAAGATAGGCATATTTGAAACTCTACTTATAGCAGCTATTGCTTTAGAAGAAAGTTTCTTGTTAACTTTGACCTCTCCTGTAATGCCTGTGCAGTTTTCAAGGTAAAGATAGCCACCTACCGTTAGATTGTTGGGTAGTGCTGTAATGCCTGTGCAGTTTTCAAGGTAAAGATAGCCACCATAAAAAGGCTTACCGTCTTTAATGACGAGGTCAACTCCCGTCTCTTTTCTAAACTTTTCAATTTCTTGTTTCATAGTCGAATTTATTTGTTTCTATAAATAGTCCTGTTCTGTTCGTTGGAGTTCTCTCAATCTACGTGTAGAGTACTCCCTTTTCCCAGGGCGCACACATGGATGAATCAAACCATTTTTACGCCACCTATCAACATTACCACGACCGAATATTTTATAAGCCTGCCGTTGGCTTATCATCTCAGGCTCGTTTTTATCATTCTGCAGAAATGATGTTATACGAGCTGCAAGGTCATTCATAAATGTATCGTAGGTAACGACCTTGTCAGAGAATACTATTTGCATCATAGTTTATCTTTTAAGTGTTGTTTACTTCGTTTACGTTTGTCTTATCTGCTGATGCCCGCCTACGCCCAGCTATTAACCAAACTATAGGTAGCAAAACTCTTTATTTCCACAATCCATACACCCAGTTGTTAACCAAATGTACAGCGCAGAAAGAGCGCATGACGTACGTTACGACGTAATAACTTTCTTAATCTTCCTCAATAAGCTCCCTAATGCCATTGAGTTTTTCATTTTTATTCCAATGTTTAAATAATTGGAAAGAAATGTAACCAATGACTGCGCCTATTAGTTTACTAATAAAGAATATCATCAGATCCTCGCTATCAGAAAATAGCAAGAAGATAGTAACCATTGCCAATAGGAATAGCACGTGAAAACGCCAGTTTAGGTAGATTGATTTGTTCATAATTTCTTGTTTATACAGATTGGTAAATTTGCGTACTCGACATACGCCTTATACAGCTTACAGTATCGTCCGTTGATGCTGTTATAAGCATCGGTGCAACTTTTACATTGATTAGGCATTGTCTATTCCGCTTAGAAACTTATTCACAAAATAAACCTGCCCTTTACCAGTAACTTTTACCGTCTTGTTAATGATAGCAGAGCCGTCTGGCTTCTGAATGACTGTCTTTTTAATTTCAAACAAACCCAATTCCATTGAGTATTGAGTAGGCTCGTTAAAGCATTCGCCAGTCTTCTTGCACAAGTACCCATTACCACGAAGCCACTTGAACAGTCTGCGCTGTCCTGTATCCACTCCGTTCTGCTTGATGAGCTTTGCAAGCTCACCTACCAATATTGAGTCAGAACTTGCGGTAACAGCATCAGCAAATATGACTTGTGGACGAGTTTCTTGGATTTTCTTTTCAGCTACTAATCGCTTCTGCTTTTCATTCTTAAGCTCTGTCGCTAACTGAATAAGAAAGTCTGGGTTCTGAATAGCTTTCTGTAGAGCATCGTCCGTCATGTACGCACCATGCTTACGAATGGTTGGCAGAACTTCACTTGTTATCCACTTGCGAAACTGCCTTGCTTCCGCCTTGCGACTATCAAGGATGACATCATATAAGCCGTCTTCGTTTACGAACAAGGCTTGCTGCATTCCTCCTGCTGTCTCAAGGGGGTGGTTTGAAACAACCTCCTTATTAAGTCGCTGATTAACAAACTTTGCCGTTAACCCTAACGCCTTACATACATTTGTAAGACAGAACTGCGGATTTGCTTCTGTTCCAGCAACACGGATGTTACCAAATGCGGGGTTGTTGAATACTTGAATTGATTGCATACGTTAGAATTGTTTTATGAAACCTAATTCTTTTGCCTTCTGACGAACTAAGTTCTGTACGTCAGAGTCGCATTTCCAGTGCATAGCGTTGTAGATTGTAGGCTCGCTAACATCGAGAATCTTTGCAAGCTTTTTCTTGCACCCTTTCTTCAATTTAATGGGTTTTCTATTTGCCATTATCGTTTTTATTGTTTATATTTGCACAATTGCTATTATATATCGCTATGATATTATATAGTTATCTAAACTATTACGGTGCAAAGATAGATAATTATCTGTAAATATTAAAGTAAAATTAGATAAATTATCTGTACAAGTATCTGTTTATACTATTTCTAAATAATTGTTTATGGAAGAGACTGTAAAAGATAGACTTACAAAGTTTAGACAATATAAGAATCTTGGGCAGGGGAAGTTTGAAAAACTCTCTGGTTTGTCAAATGGTTACCTTACGCAATTGAGAAAGGCTCCTGGTTCTGAAAAATTACAGAGAATACTCTGTGCTTTTCCTGAACTTAATAGAACTTGGCTTTTAACAGGAGAAGGTGATATGCTAATTGGAGAACAAGTGGAGCAAACAATGCAATCATCTACAGAATCTGATATTCACTTGATCCCTTTACTCCCTGTTTCTGCACAAGGAGGTTCGCTTAACGATTTTGTCGTTTCCATTAAAGAGTCAAGCTGCGAAAAGATAATCTCTCCCATTAAAGGGGCTGATTATGCAATGTCGGTATCTGGAGAGAGCATGGCGCCCGAATACCCTTCAGGCTCACAAATCTTAATCAAGCGAATTGATGAAAAGGCTTTCATTGATTGGGGACGTGTATATGTGCTTGATACTTGTAATGGTACGGTAATTAAAAGACTGTTCCCTTCTGAGACAGCTGATAAAGTGTTATGTAAATCTATCAATCCAGAGTTTCCTCCTTTCGAGGTGTCGCTGTCAGATGTTTATGCCGTCTATCGTGTGTTGATGTGCATGGCTTTGAAGTAATTTTGTTTGTAAATTATATCTTTATGGAAAATCGTGTGTATAAGTGGAGTAAAATAATTGTAGCGTTGTTGTTTATTGGAGTTATGTATCTGATAGCAGAAGGCAATCGTTATCAATACATCAAATTGTCAGACGGAGATACTTATGCTGTCGTTGACAAATGGACGAGAACTTACAGGGTAGGAATATTCGACTTTGAACAGTATCCATACGACTGGCAAAGACACGAATTTATGCCGCAAAAAATAGGTAAGCGTTAAAATAGATGTTTAAAGGATAAGTCTATGATACTGAGAGTGTTTGAGGTTCTTGGATGTATGAAAAGAATATAAACAAAAAAATATTATTGAGATGAACAAACAGCTAATCTATTCATATATCTGTGAGATAGAAGCAGATTTGAAAGACTTAATACAGAATAATCGCTTTTCTGAGCTTATTATCTGTGAAATTATAAATGAGGCAATAATACAGATACACGAAATAGGTAATAGCTCTATGTCTGACGAGGAAACGGCAAAGGGGGTAGTAGCCCGAAATATAGAATCTTTTTACAAACCTAAACATCTTCTAAAAGTTGAGGACAAATATTGGAACTGGGACGAACGTCTGCAGTATGGATTTAGGGGACGCATCATGGCAACTCCTGATAATCTCATGAGATTCAGAATGGCTGTTGATATTACACGCAAGGAGGTAAAAGAAGAAATGAATGCTATGCTCCATGCTGTTAGGAATGCTTCTTTTAACCCTAAAACAAAATGTAGGAAAAGCAAATATGTATCTGTTTCTACAGCTTGGAGATTGGTAATCTTGGTTTGTGTTTTTATTTATGCTTTTTTATATGCTTATCAGCATCGATATATGAGAATGCAAGGTGCTGCAGTTATGGATACATGGAAAGGAACTTTACTAGTTCCCAATGATTTTGGTAAATATGTTCCATTGAAGCAATAATAGCAAGACTACGAATTTGAACTTGTCTATTTCAAAGATAACTATAATCTGGGATAAAGTGTAATCGAAATTAAGCGATGTTGGTAAAGAGAATACTTTTGTTATTTATAGCTTCTATGTGCTTTTTGCTTTCCTTCTCACAAGTCCATATGACGGCACAAGAGAAAAGTAATTATAAAAAGCAATGGATTGATATGTGTCGCACCATAAATCAGCAATGTCCTATACGTGTTGATGAAGTTACCGAGTTACGTTCGATGGTGTTCTATGATTGGACTGTAACAACTAATTATGTTATGAATATAGACTGGAGCCTTATCGAAGAGACTGAAAAAAAAGAGATAATGTATAACATGAAGATTAATATGAAGGCACAGCTGAAACGACTATATGCAAAAGGTAAATACAGCTTTGGAATGAAGAATTTTTCAGAAGTATGTAAGTTGTTAGGTCTAAAATTCCGATACAACTATATTGATGAAGATGGAAGATTAATGGGAGTTGTGACTTTGGATTATAAAGATTTTAGGTAGAATTAACTTAAGAGTATTAAATCAATGGAACTAAAGGATTTTATCAAACAAGTTTTGTCTGATATTGCAGGAGGAATTACGGAAGCGCAGACAGAGGATCAAACAACAGCATGGATTGTTCCTACACGCGTTATAGGCAGTAATGTTGAGAAAGTGTATACAACAAAAGGTTATATCCCCGTACGCAATATAGACTTTGATGTGGCAGTCACCTCGGAGACCAATACTAAAAGTTCGGATGGTATGACAGGTGGTATCAAGGTAGTAGAGTTGTTCCATATTGGTGGAAAATCACAAGAGGAAAGTTCCGCTATACAACAGAATGTATCAAGGGTCAAGTTTTCTATCCCGATGATGCTTCCAAGTACCCCAAAGAAACTCGAATGAAATATGATAGGCAAAGAACTTGAAAAAACTAAAATTCAAATTAGGCTATTTTAAGCCTTTAAATATCTTCTTGTGATAAAGGTATCGTCTTTTGTATTTAAAGCCGTCAGAGCGAAAATAAACAGCCAAATAAGCGATTTTATATTATCAGCTCCATTGCACTACAATCAAACTAAACAAGATGAATAAAACAATAAAAAACAATAGAAAACATGGTTTACTTACACAAGCCGTCTAACTGCTTTATTTTAAGCAATATTTTTCTGCGGCACAAGCCGCAGTGGAAGAAATGAAGTAATTTCTTAGAAATATATTTTTTAGGCGGTATACCATGTT